AAAAGTGGCTTGGGTGACATCCTCGCCAATTAATACGTGTCCGGCCTCATATCTTTGTCCTATCTGCGATCTATCACTACCTCCAGGGTTAATTTCTTCACTATAATCTGTTGATGATTGAGTAAATGTCGAGCCACCAGAAGTAAAATTATAAGCTTTGATCGCAGTGGTTCCGCTTGTGCTGCGCATGGTCTTAAAACTGGTAACATAAGCGCCCCTGGTTGCATCAGTTAATCCAGTTCCGCTAGTCCAGTCTGTGGCTTCGGTAAATCCGTTATCATCGCCTGCATCGCCGATTGTAACAGCCGTTGATACATCGAACACAGTGGTAATGTCAGTCCATATGTTCACAAGTGCTGCATCTTGCGGAAGTGTGTATATATCCATCTCAAGCGCAGTAATATCAGTATAAGATTTTGTAACTTTAATCAACGGATTGCTTGTGTTGGTAATCCATGCAGGTATTCCACCAGAAACAGCCAAGACTTGCGCTGAGCCACCTATACCTAATTCTTGGATGCTAGATCCGTTAGAATATAAAATAGAACCGTTAGTAAACGCTGAGTAGGGTGTAGTCCATGCAGGTATTCCACCAGATGGGGCCAGGACCTCCGCCGAGCTACCTATACCTAATTCTTGAATGTTAGATCCGTCAGAATATAGAATAGAACCGCTAGTTAATCCAAATTGTGTAACATTGGCAGCCAACGCGCCACCATCTTGTACTACTGTACTGTCGTGAGTATGGGCCTTTGTAACATTGGAGCCACCACCGCTAAAGCCCATCTTTAGCCCCTAGCTATTCCAAATCTTTGCGCTTCAGTTGTCAGCAGGGTAGGTGCTACCTGTGCCACTACGTCCGTGACAGCAGCAGCACCAGCAGTTATTGTTACACTAACAACGTTTTGATCATTTACATTAAACTGACCACTAGCTGATAAGTTAAACGCTGTAGAACCATTTAATGAAATTGAGCAAGTGTTGGCACTGTCCTGGTTAATTATAGATACAGAAATTGCTACACCTTTGTATTGACTTGGATAAACGATTGTGGTTGTTGCACCTGCTACTATAGTATCAACTGTGGGAAAACTTTCTAATGTAACATCTTTGGGTTTTGTAGTTATTACAAATCCTTGAATTACTGATGGCAATTAAGCCACCTAGAATAAATTCGCGTACTTTAACACAAAGCTGTAAGCAGCCTGGCCGCCACCTGTTGCGGTTTGTGCTGTGTTATATGCTAACTGTTTTCCTCCAGCCGAACCACCCACTACAATGGGGATAGGACCAGGAACTACACGACCAGAACTGCCAGGGTCGGAAGAAGAACTGAAGAACGTAACACCAGCTTCTAATCCGTTTACTAAAACTCGAACCTCATAAAGTTCGTTACCTGTTGGCTGGATTGATGATACCATATCTAAAATCACATTATCTCGGTTTAATTGTTGAACTGTCAACCCTGTAATAGCATCAGTGGATAAGGCATAAGTGCCAACGGTAGTTGAAACGTGATTATATTTACGCATTAAAGGGACTGCCATAATATCACAAACTTTGGGTTAACGTATTATCTAAAGCAGTGGAACCCGATACTCTGGGTCCAATAAACATTGTAAGTGCAGCGCCAGCTAAAGACTCAACTCCGCCAACGCCATAAGCAGCAGCACCTTCTATAATTTTGCCTGTTGTTGAACCTAATAATTGAGGTGCTACCATTCCTAGAACCAGGCTTCCTAATGATACTATGCCAGCGCCTGCTAGGACTTTGTTTATCATTTTACCAGTTTTTAACTTAAATGCCATTCTACATTCTAAGAATAGAGAATAACTTAATAAGTATTCTTATTTTAATGATATATGGTTATTGGCAAGCTAACGGGCTATCTTGCTCTTGGGCTTGTCGGTGCTTTTTTGATTAATTCCTTAGTAAGGCCGGAAAGTGCTGCTGCTACTGGTGGCGCATTACAGTCAACAGGCTTAGGTATAGCCTCAATCGGTGCAGGAATAGGAGAGTCATTACGGTCTATTGGTTCGGGGTCGAGTAAATTGCTGGACCCTCTCTTTTCATTAAGAGACTTGCTTTATGATGCTAATGTTTCTGGTGCTGCAAGTGTAGGACCAGTATCTCAGAGTCAAGGAAATACAAGCATCACACGTGGAACCTCGAGTCCCAGCTCCAGTACAATTACCTGGAGTAGTGGAACTACCGCAACAGTGCCAACTCTAAGCCCTGCGGCAAAGTCATTTTATAGTAATCTCGGGGTTAGTGTGAATTGAGAAAAGGCAGCAAAGAGGCTAAAGCGTGGGGCCGTAAGATGCAGCGATTAAGAGGAACTAAAAAGAGAAAAACATCCACTAAAAGAAAGACAAGAAAAACCACTACTCGAAGGCGTAGAACCACACGAAAAGGAATGCTAACTCTTACACGTAAAAAAGCCTATAGAAGTAGGCGTAAAAAGTCGTCAGAAAGTGCCTGGTCATTCTAATGGTTCAAACTCAAAAAGCGTATATCTGTTCAGTTTGTAAAAAGAAAAAACGTATCAATATTAGAGAAGGTCATGGCGATGTTGTTTGGGGTGCATGGCATGATGATGATTAAACCCAAATGTATTTTTCGCCTTTGCACTTAGGACAGTCTTCAGTAGTATTGTAAATCGGGTCTAGTTTATTTGAGTTAGATGCTATATCTACAGTCCTAACTATACCATGTGGTGCGCCTGTTACTGTATCAGCGCATAGGTCACAGGCTTGCAGAGTCTTGGGCCTGGGGTTGAACTTGGGTCTGTTTACTATTGGCTGATTTAATTTTTTCATAAATTCTTTCAACGATAGCTGGGTCTTTCTTTACTGCTTCTTCGACCTGTGGAACCAGGAAGGATGCAGCCTTTCTGTACTTGTTTGGTATCAACTGCATGATGACTTCACCAAGACCTGAGTTCTTCATGTCTGTTTCTGTAACTGTTGTACCATCTTTTATTCTGTTAACACTTGATTTAAGCCGTAAAATTTCTTGGCGATATTCTTTCGCTTCTTCTTTCTTAGTCTCTGCTAAATATTGAATATCATTCTCAAAGTCCTTGATGCGCTGCCTAGAGTGTTTATTGACAGTTGACTTAGAGCGAGCAATGAAAACGGCACACATACCACCACATACACTCGCCACCAGGATAAGTGATGCAGATAAAACTTCGATTTCCACATGATTTTAAAGAGATTACTACAATCTAAGCCTTCCTAACCCCAATATTACCTTAATATTACCTACAGCTAGCTCATAAAACCTGACAGCAACTTCTATACCACCCAATGATTATTTGAGAGTGTCCTTAAAGTTTCATTGTAAGTATTAGTCTTAGTGAGGGGTATTGATTACGGGTATGATTGGGTAAGTTAGCCTAGGTATATACTAAGTCAAAAAAATTTTATATATATTATTTTATAGTAGTTACGACTTAGCATTATTATGTTTAATCCTGATTTCGTTACTTCTTTAGAACGTGCAAGAAGGCAATTTATGGTAGATATGAACGAAACAAAAACCGCTAAATCAATATCATTAGGTTTTAGTTACTGGTCCTTAGCTCAACAAATCAAAACTAAACACAACCTAAAAGGTAAGGGGTTTAATTCTGTTGTTGCTTTTTGTATTCTCGAAATAGGAAAAATTGAGGGGATTGAATCATGAAATACGGATTTAAATTAGAAGAAGAAGTGGAAAGATTGCACGAGCTAGAAGTTATACCAAGAATCAAGTGTATGCAGTGTCACGCGTATATGCCAAGCGGAACCAAGTCTTTTTTTTGTTTAAAATGTTCAAAGAAAAGAATTGCTACTTTTTAAAAACGCTGAGTAGGGCTGCGACAAATTGCATAATCACAATCTGTAATTTAACCCATATTTTTTTTATCAATCAACTACCTGTAAATAGAAATCAACTGCGCCCTGAGTATCAACGGTTGTAGCATAAGTTATAATCTGCTTCATAGAAGCGATTTCCTTTTGTGAATACACACCATTATATTCATCCCATTCTTCCCCGTTGGTAATATTGCCAAAGTTTGTTGAAACTTTAATAACATTAGAACCAGTTCCATTTGCAAAACTAACCATTATCATATCGTCAGCAACAATGGTCGTTGATGGAAAATCAAAGCTATGTGCCACATAACTGCTCGTCAAAGTTGAAGCGTCAATAGTAGTGGTAGAGGTTGCCTTCAATGTTCCGTCACCCTCTCTAATATAGCAATTCACAGTCCCAGCAGCTCCACCCACTAAATCGGCAATATAAAAAGTGGCTTGGGTGACATCCTCGCCAATTAATACGTGTCCGGCCTCATATCTTTGTCCTATCTGCGATCTATCACTACCTCCAGGGTTAATTTCTTCACTATAATCTGTTGATGATTGAGTAAATGTCGAGCCACCAGAAGT